TTCAGTTCTTCTTTGGAACGATGCTGTATAACCTAACTGAAATACTCTTATATCCTGGTCAGGATCTTTACTTGTTAAATTAACTTTAAATTTAAAACCTCTACCTTTATATGTTCCATTGGCAAATGTTTGAAAAGGTCTATATGTAGGCGATCCAGAAGAAGGGTCGTCTTGCGTAACGGCAACTTGCATTTCTGCGTTTACTTCTGTAGCTACATCACCATCAAAAGTACCAGTGGTAGGAAATCCTAATTTTCTTGAATCAAGTAAATCAGAAGGAAAAAATGCTTCTGTTAAAAAATGACGTTTTAAATCAAGACTAAATACACCACCTAAATCCAAAAATGCTGTACCAGGTGAACCACCAAACTCATAAGTACCTAATGGTTTTATTCCACCAAGATCATCTAAAGAACCTACATCATCAAATGTTCCAGCAATAATTCCACCAATATCATCAAATAAACCACCACCAACTAAATTTAAAGAGTTTGTTGTAGCATCAAAAGCTACATCAGTTTTTGTTCCCTGAAACTTTGGAACGTCTAAATCTTCTCTTCTGGTTAATGCGATTAAAGGTGCAACATTATCAGGTAAATCTAAAACAACACTGGCTTCACCAGCACTGAACCTACCTCCATCATCTTGAAACTTAAGAATGTATTCTCCCTCGAGAAGTGGAACTTCAGCACTTGTTGTATTACCAGCTAAAGCTTCAATAAGATCAGTTGCATTAGAGAATGTACCCGTTCCATCATTCTTTGTCGTATGCCTTACATAAACAAGACCACCATGAGTAACATCTAAATCAACTGATAAATTCCAACGTAGTCTTACTAATTTATCATTTATAGGTTCTGCTGTTAGACCAGTAACATCTCCAGGTATAGCAGTTTTTCCAAAGGCAGTGAACGAAAAAGTAGTAGGTTGTGCCGAAGGTTCAAATATTGAATTTAAAGAAAATAATCTAAATTCATATTGACCTCTTTCAGAATCTAAAATAGAAACATCTGTACTTCTTGTTCTGATAGTCGTATAGTTACCATTATCAATTCTGTATTGCAATTCATAGGCAATAGCTCTAGTAACAGGAGTAAAACTAATATTCAATTTTGTTCTCGCCCTTGTTCCTTCTACATAAAACTCTTCTTCAACGAACGGACTTCCAGGACTTTCTACAAGCTCATTAAGAACTGTAATGTTTCTAACGGGAAGAGCCGATCCATCTTCTATAAATGCAAATTTTCCTGGATTATATGCTGTTCCGACTATTGCATAATTATCTTCAGCCTCAATAACACTTGCAACTCTCCATTGAGTAGTCTGTAAAGTTGCATTTTGTAAGATCCAAACGCTATTTGAATTTGGAGCAGTACTAAAAGCAGAAGATACATTAATAACAGCACCAGAAATTGAAGATATATTTTTAGTTTCAACTGATCCATCTGGCATAACAACACTTAGAGTTGCGTTGTTTGTTGCATCTAAATCTGTTGAATTAACATCATCTACAGTTACAGATGTAGTAGTTGCAGATTTTATTCTGCCTCCTCTTCTAAGTCCTGCTCTTACTGGATCGCTTACTTCAATAACCTGTCCTGGCCTTACAACTACTCCTTCTGAAATACCTGTAGTAAAACTAATAGTTTCTGTAGAATTTTGTTCTTCGAAAAGTATAAATCTACCTACTCTTCTAGCTTGATTTCTTGAAGTACACCCAAAACCAGTAACTTTTTTATGAATAATTCCATATTTATTTTTAGCAGTGGTATCTTCTACAGTTTCAAAATTTAATTCCTGATTATCCATGTCAAAATAAGACACAGAAACAACAGTGGATCTTGTTTTTAAGCTTGTTCCAGAATATCCAAAACCTTCAGAAGTTACATTTGACAAGTTAAATAAATAACTGGCATCTGTTGGTCTGTCTTGACTTAAGGTTAATGATCCTGCACTCCAGAACATTAATCCTCGCATAACAGAACTTAAGGATGCAATTGTTTGAAAAGCATCTTCTCTTTTTTGAAGGATTGTATTACAGCTAAATCTAGGCTCTTGACCTCCATTCCCATCATCAACTAATTCAGAAGAATATACAGAAGCACTATAAAAGGCAAATTTATCTAATTGTGATTCTGTTATATGATCCCCTAATCCATAACGACTATTAGTAACAAGATCAAATAAAATCCAAGCTGGATCGGAACACCAATGTTTCGCTGTAGTAAGCGTTCCATTAAAATTACCAGTATAAGTTAATCTTCCATTCGTTTGATCTACAGTTGCATTATGAGGTATTTTAATTTTGACACCACGCAACTTAAACATTCGACTTGGAACACTTGAAAACTGTTCAGAATCAAAACGTAAATAAGCGTGAGCTATGTCAGGATAAGGTCTTTGTTCATCAATTATTTCTGTAAATGATGCAAAAGAAAATGAAGTTCTTATCTTATTTGAATCATTATCATTTGTAATTCTTTCAACTTTTACCTGAATTGGAAAAGGAATATTAGTCTCTAAATTAATTCTATAATCTCTGTTATATGCGTTAGTAGCTTTACCTCTTACCGTATCTCTAAATCCATATTCTGTTCCATTATTATCAATTATTGTTATTAAAATCTCTACAGATTCACCTAGGGTTTTACCTTCATCATTAATTCTTTGAAGTGCGTTCCAACGTAATGTAACTCTTACCGCATCTATATTTGAATTTGTTATCTGTCTTATTACTGGCTGACTTTTAGTTACCTGAACATTTACAGCAGTTTCAGTCTCAATATTTTTAAGTCCTTTAATAAATGTTTGATTTGACGTTCCAAAACGAGGTTCAAATGTAATATTTTTAAAATTAAAATCTGCATCTTGTATGTTAGACGGATTAGCACTACCTCTTACTATTGGGGTTTTACCTAAATAAATATCTTTTAATGCTGCTTTATTATAGGCAGCAGTACCTTTTGTTAATCCTGCTGCTGACGGAAAACCTTCTATTTCTCCTTCACTTAAAACATCTAATATATTTACAAACTGCTTACTTTCTAAAGCATCATTAGAACGTATAGTATTAAGGACTATTTGAGAAATTCCAATAAACATTATGTATTCCCCGTAATATCTTCTGTATCAATCCCTGCTGACACTACTAACGAACCAGTAAATATTTCTCCGTAAACTACTGGTATTGCTATTCCTGCTCTACTTGTATTCTGTACTCCGCTAAAAGAAAAGTTTTGTGTCTGTGGATCGTCTGATACACCAGGAGGTGTGGGTGTTGGACTAATCATCTGCGATACACCTGATAAAGCCATAAATATACCAAAGTTTCCTGCTGCTGCTGCCAAACTAGCACCTAATGTTGCTGTTGCCCCTGCTTTTATTCCAAAAGTAAGACCACTAAAACCTACGGATGCTGGTCCTAAAAGTGCAACACCAGCTACTATTGCTGCTCCTGTCAGAACTCTTCCAATACCTTTAAACACACGGTCTATTGCTCCTGTAATAACGGGTACTATTTTGATTTCTTCCTGACCTTTTGGATTAAATAATTCTGTCTCATCAATCTCATAATTACCAACTTTGACACAATAACTTTGCTCCATCATGTGTCGTTCTAAATGAGGATAATTAGCTAGTAAAAATTTAAAAGCATGAATTGGTGTTGTTATCTCAGCATCAAAAGTACGTTCTCCAAGAAATTTAGCTAATCTTCCGTAAACTTTTATTTTACTGAGCATAGCGATACCTCTTCTTTGTCCATTCTATATACTTTTGGTCATAAATTTCTCTACAGCTAAGTCTTTTCACACAATGATGAAGAATAGTTTGATCTCCTATATACAAAGCTACATGACTTAATTTGTTTTGTGATGAATCCATAAGTAAAACATCTCCAACCTGTAAATCAACATTATCATCTAATTCAATGAAACCTGAACCAGTAATAACTTTCTCAAAATATGGATTTTGTTCAAATTCTTGAGGGCTGTTTGGTCTAGGCCAATGCTTTATCTCTATATTTTTCTTTTCTTTATACCAATCAGTAACAAGACTCCAGCAATCCTGTATATCCCATACCCATTCTCTTCCTATTAAGCCTTTTTTATAGCCAGAAGGTTCAAAATAATGCCATTGCTGTGTTTCTGGAGTGACAATATAAAAAGGCAAATCTAAATATTCACAACTAGCTAAATCTGCTTGGCTAGGAGTAGGAGGACAATTAGGATGACTATGGATTACTGCAACTATTTCACCTTTATCTTCTATAGTGACCCAATCATCTGGGTCAATAATAAAATATTCACCCTTTTCTTCAGCAAGATTTTTACAAGGAAAATACTTTTCTTTACCTTTATAAACAGCTAATAAACCACAGGCTTCATTTGGAGAATCTTTTTGAGCATGATCTATTGCAGCATCCTTCCAACTCATCCTATAAACGCTCCAATACCAGGAAAAATCTCTGTAGTTGCAATCCTATTGGGTAGTTTTACATTTACTAAATCTAAAGCAGATTGAGCTTCCCAAGTAACAACATCTCTTGTTTCAGAAACTTTACGATCCAAAAAATATATTTCCTGTGGGAACTCTGCCGTAGGATCTGGTGTTCCAAATGGATTAACTTGAGCACTGGATGAAGATGTTGATTGTTGTTGAATTGTATTAGGATCATTCATTGTAATTGTATTACCCATAGCATTACCATGAGTAGTGCAATAATATCTTAAATCGCTTGGAGCATCAGGATATGGCGGTTGAAAAGTTACAGTACTACCAGCATTTCCTGGAGTACCAACAACAGTCACCCCTGTTGAATAAGATGCACCTGAGTTTCTTTTGATTCTAAGTGGATGGTTTAAGTTAGAACTATCAGATTGATCAAATATATAAGTAGAACCTCTTTTCATTGTAAGGACAGGATTATTTACCCCATTTATTAAAAATATATTTACTCCCAAATATTGTTGAACAGTAACCGTAAAAGTAACCGTTTCACCATCAGAAGGGTCTGCTACCGTTGAAGTTGAAGTCGTTGTGGTGGTTGTAGGAGCAAAATTAACAGCATCTAAAAAACGTGCTAATGTTCTAATTCTTGTAAACTTTGAACCGTTTAAATCATTACCTGTAGTCACAGTATTTACATCTTGCATTATGGCAGTCATCGTTCCAAATATATTACTTATTGAAATTTGTGGTCTTGGCAATGTGCCCTTTGTTCCAAATTCAAACCCCTGACATTGAATTGGAAATCTTAAGTATGAATTACCAGCCCAAACAACTTCTCCATTCGCGTTTAAATTCGCACCATTATGAAAACGATAAATTGTATTAGATCCATGCAAAGCTGTATTTAACTGAATTGTGAATAATTCAATTATTGATCCAGGATTAATTTCCTGTAGTTCTGAAACTGGTATTGCCATTAGGGTTCAAATACTTGTTCAAATGTAGCTGTAATACGATTACGATCAAAAGAAAAAACTTCTTTATTGAAACTTTTACAAATCCATTTAAGAGCAGAGGATTCATCAGGTGCTTTCCAATCAAAAGATGAACCATCTTTACCTCTTGCCTCTAAAAATGTTTCAATTTCTTCTGCATCTTCATTATCAACATTAAATGTAAGATTCCAAACTTTTGGATCTTGATTTAAACCAAAGCTTGTTCTCTGCTGATAGCCATCTCCAAACTGAGTAATACGTTGAACAGGAGCACTACGTTTTGTAGCGGAATAACTTGGATTGTAACTAGGAAAAGTAGCCATTATCTTGAAAGTAAACCTCCAGGTCTTTGTTGTCTAAGGAGTTCTCCTTGAACAGCAATGGATATTAATGATCCAAGTTCTTTAGCTGCTGCATCATCACCTTGAACATCTGAACCTGATGCGTCCACATTAACAACAACACTCGTATTACCGCCACCTCCAAGTTTATTATTCGGTATGACTGTTCCAGTGGATCGGGGAACAAAGAGTTCTGGTCCTTTTTCGCCTACTATAAATGACTTTCCTCCTGCTGCCCTACCTCCTTCAGCTAACTTGCCTCCAGAAAGGAATCCTAATATACCTCCACCTGGTTTACCCCTCGATCCAAGAATATCACCGAATAACGCTTGATTGAGAGCTACATCTAAAAACTTATTAGCAACATTGTTTAATAAATCCCCAAGAGTTGCAGTGCCTTTTATTAACCCTGCAATACCATTTTTTATATCATCTCCAATACTTGCACTTATGCTTTTAAAAGCATCATTAATTCGCTCTGCATTTTGTCCAGTAATTTCAAGTTTTCTATTATTTAAATCAATTAGTGCTAAATCTTTTTCTTTTGTTGCTATAGCAATAAGGTTTTCATCCCCTTGTGCTTTAGCAATATCAAGACGTTCTTTTGCTAAAATAATTGCTTTTTCTGCTTGAAATACAGCTTGATTATCTAAATCTCCTAAAAGTTTCGCTCTATCAATTCTTTTATTTAAAATATCTAATTCTAACTTACTAAAACGTGATTTTTTAGATGTTGTACCAGTACCACTACCACTCTCTCCTGGTGTAGTAATTTTAAATTTATCTGTATTATTTTTTATAATTTCTTTTGATAATTCAGTCAATATTTGTTCCCTAAGTTTTCTATCTCCACCAATAATAAAACCTTCACTTGCTCTTTTATTTGCTTCTTTTTGTGCTTCCCGAAATGCTTTTGGATCTAAATTAGCAGCAGCCCTTTGTATCTCAGGACCAGCAATACTATTAACAAATTGTGTTGCAAGATTTATTAAAACAGTAAACGCAGGAGCAAGTTCACTAGAGATTTTTAGAAATAATTTAGCCGAAGCTTGTTGTAATTCATCAAAACCTGTATCAAGTTTAAGTAATGACTCGACACCTTTAGATGTAATTACTTTTGCTAATTCAGTGTTTGCAAGTTTTTGTGCCTCTGTTACTTTGCCTAAATCAATAAGTGATTTTATTTGAGCCTGAGTAGAATTACTAACTTTTAAACCTAGTTCAGAAAATTTATTTAATGCTTCTTCTGGATCTTTTAAAGCATTACCCACTTCTCTTGCTGACTGTACAAACGAATCAACTTGTCTACCAATTAAACTTCCAGCGATTCCACCAGAAAAACCACCAAAACCACCACCGACTGCACCACCAATAATTGTACCTGGACCTCCACCAAATAATGCAGGAAATCCACCTCCAAGTATTGCACCACTTAAACCAGGACCTCCACCAAAACCTCCTCCTCTTCTCTCTGAAGCTTGTCTTGCTTGTCTTTCTTTAGTAATTCGTTTTTCGGCCATTAATAAATTATTTGCTCTAATCATATTTTGCCTTCTAACTTTTCCATCCTTTACAGCTATTCTTTGTCTTTCCTCAAGTGTTAAATTTATTCTTTTTAATCCATTCTCTACTAAAACACCCTCTCTAACTTGTCTTTTAACTTCTTGCACTGTTTTTTCTTCAAAACGTGATCTTTTTTTTGCAGTAGCTTCTAATCTTTGTAAACCTCTTTCTTGAAAAGCTGGTAATGCCTTTGGTGTTGGTGGCTGCATAGCTTGAAACTTTGCAGCATCTCTTTGAATAACACTTCTTATTAATTGTTGTTGTTCTCTTAAACCAGCATTTACAGCATTATTAGCTTTAATAAATTGTTCCGCAGCAGTAGTAGCACCATTAGTTCCTAAAGCAACACTATTTAAGTTTTGAGTAGCTAATGCTAAGTTCCTTTGTAAATTATCAATATTTCTAACAACATTTCCTGTCGAATTAGCAAAGAAATCTAAAAAATTACCTTTTACTAAAGTTTGATTAATATTTTGAATACTTCTACTTGTTTGCTCTAAAGAAGTTTTTAATCTATTTAATTCATTCGTACCTCTTACAGCAACGATTATGTCTGCCTTTGTTGCCATTAAAAATTTTAATATTACTCTATTCTAGCTTATCTCCTACGTTTTGCTTTTTCAAATGCCTTTTCTTGTTCTTCATTAATTATTTGAAAATAAGCACTCCAACCTATAATTTCTTCTTCCGTCATATTTTTAATTTCTTTTAAAGATTTTCCAAGTTCTTTTGCAATACTAAACTGCAACATCATAAAATTATCTTTTTTTAATTGAACTACTAATTCTTTGGGTCGATTGTATCTTCCTCACTATTAATTACAGCTAACATCAAAGATTGTAAATCACTATCTTTTACTTCGTTTTTAAGGATGTCTATTTCACCAGCTTTAAATAATCTCTGACCATTTTCATCAAAAGCTTTATTTATGAGAAGTTGTAAAGCAAAACCATTTGTATCATCTATATTTTTAACTTTTCTTTGAGCTCTTTCTCTTTCTGCCATTGTTAGTG